TGGCGTAGAATAGTGACTGAATAAACAATCAGGAGTTATATTATGAATGAAGCGTTGTGGGTTGAAAAATACCGTCCTCATACTATTGCCGATTGTATTCTTCCTGATGAATACAAGGCAACTTTCCAATCTTATGTTGATCGCAAAGAGATTCCTCATCTCTTGCTTTGTGGCACTCCAGGAACAGGTAAGACTACCGTTGCTCGTGCATTGTGCGATGAGATCGGTTGTGATTATCTAATGATCAATGGCTCGGATGAATCAGGTATTGATACTTTCAGAGTCAAGATCAAGAACTATGCAAGCGCGATGTCGATGACTGGTGGGAAGAAAGTTATCATCATTGATGAAGCAGATTATTTGAATCCAAACTCAACTCAGCCAGCCATGCGTGCAGCGATGGAAGAGTTTGCGCATAACTGTACGTTCATCATGACTTGTAATTTCAAGAATCGAATCATTGAACCGTTGCATAGTCGATGTGCAGTAATCGAATTTAAATTGCGCAAAGAAGATAAGCCAAAGATGGCGATGGCGTTTATGAAACGCGCATCAGAAATTCTAACTGGCGAAAAGGTTCCATTTGATAAGTCTGTTCTCGCTGAAGTTGTCAAAAAGCACTTTCCAGATTATCGTCGTGTGTTGAATGAACTTCAGCGTTACAGTGTCAGTGGTAAGATTGATACTGGTATTCTGACGAGCATTGCTGATGTATCTTTGAATGATCTTGTCACATCCCTCAAAGATCAAAACTTCAGCGCGATGCGTAAGTGGGTTGCTGATTTCGGTGGCGATGATCCTGCGAAAATTTATCGTAAGATTTATGATAGTCTTTACGACATTATGGATAAGTCTACGATTCCGAATGCTGTCTTGATTCTCGCCAAGTATCAATATCAATCGGCTTTTGTCGCAGATCAGGAACTGAATCTCACCGCATGTCTCACTGAGATGATGGTGGAGTGTAAGTTCAATGGCTGATCTATTTAAAGAAATTATCCCGTCGATTCTGCAGACGAAAGAATATGCTCTCCTGACGGAGCAGGACGAAAAATCATATTCCTCATTTATGGTGAATCGAGCACTCTCGTTTCATCGAGATACCGCTCTGATCGCGAACGAGATGAATAAGTATCCGAATCTCGATAATAAACTCAAATATGATTTTCTCCTAAATATAATACGAGCCCAGAAGCGCCAATATAGTAAATGGCACAAAAGGGTTAAGAGCAGCGATTTGGATGCGGTCAAAGAATATTATGGATACTCCGATGCAAAGGCAGAGGAAGCATTAAAAATTCTAGACGACGCTCAGATCGATTTGATAAAAAAACAGTTATATAAGGGTTAGAACATGAGCGTTGATAAACTAGTTGAAGTCACTCTTGAGCAACAAGATGATTTTTTGAAAGTGCGCGAGACTCTCACTCGCATTGGTGTGGCTGCAAAAAATGACAATATTCTCTATCAATCCTGCCACATTCTCCATAAACAAGGTAAGTATTATATCGTTCATTTCAAAGAACTCTTTGAATTAGACGGTAAGCCATCCAATATGTCAGACAATGACATTCAACGTCGCAACACGATTGCGAATCTAATGGCTGAGTGGGGTTTGGTAAAACTCGTCGATCCAGATAAGACAAAGGATAATGTCGCACCATTAAGCCAAATCAAGATTCTTCCATTCAAAGAGAAAAACGATTGGCAATTGGTCTCAAAATATACAATCGGGAAGAAAAAGAAGGAAGGTTGATTTATGATTGTGATGAATGTGTATAAACTTCGTGATGATATTGAACTTCCAACATACGGCACTTCTTTAGCAAACTGTTTTGATTTGTCATTCCAACCAACATCAAATGTTGTAACTGGATATGACTCATTCAACGCACCTATTGAACGAGATGTAAACGGATTTGGAGAAATCTCCATCTATCCAGGCGATCGTTTATTGATTCCGACTGGATTAATTTTCAAGATCGAACGTTATGTTACAATTGAAACATTTGCAGATATTGCACGACATGATGATGAACTTCCACTTCAGAATTACAGCATTCGCCTTCATCCTCGTTCAGGACTTTCGCTTAAGAAAGGATTGATCCTAGCGAACTCGGAAGGAATCGTTGATGTTGATTATCAAGAAGAAGTGTTTGTACTTTTGACAAACATTTCGAAGATGCATCAGACAATTCGTCGCGGTGATCGCATTGCTCAGGCTGAAGTTATTACCAATAGCCAATTTGCTTTTAAAGTAATCGCATCAAAACCAGAAAAACATTCTGAAAGATCTGGCGGATTTGGCAGCACAGGTGTTAATGCTGCCTAAATAGAATTGGATGCCCATAAGGGGTCCATAACTATAAACTTGCTTATTAAAGGAGTTACAAAATGACAAATATCACTACACTCACATCCGCATACGGACTCGATCGCCTTCTTCCAACCGCTCTTGGGTTTGAAAATGCTTTCGCTGCTCTCGATAATGCTGCTCATCTACTTACAGCATCTCAAACTGCATTTCCTCCAGTGAACATCGTCAAGAAAGACGAATACAATTTCATCATTGAACTTGCAGTTGCTGGATACAAACAAGATGAGATTGAAATCACTGCTGAGAGAAACTCTCTCAAAGTCACAGGCAAAAAGGCTGAGGAAGAAGAACGCAACTATCTTGTAAAGGGTATTGCTGGTCGTAAGTTCTCACGCCAATTTGTTTTATCAGACACAGTAGTGGTTCGTGATGCAAATCTTGCTGATGGCATTCTTTCTATTGAATTAGAAAATGTCATTCCTGAAGAACAGAAACCTCGTAAGATTGATATCAAATAACCATTGAGATTATATTATGATTCGTGATGAATTATCGTGGGATGAATTGTTTATCTTACAGGCTACTCTGATCGCTCAGAAGAGCAAGGATCCGTCGACAAAGGTGGGGTGTGTGATTGTTAATGATGATAACGTCATCTTGTCGACGGGTTTTAATGGCTTTCCAAGAGGCATTGAAGAAGATTGGAAAGATCGCTGGAAGAGTCCAGAAAAGTATCACTGGGTTGAACATGCTGAACGCAATGCAATCTTCAACGCCGCACGTGTTGGTGTTTCTCTTAACAACTCTCGTGCTTATTTAAATTTTGAACCCAAGCCATGCGCTGATTGCACACGCGCATTGATCCAAGCAGGGATCAAGGAAGTCATCGGACCAAACCGACCATTCACAGGTAAGGGTGCGGGAAAGCATTACTCGATCGAGCATGCGGAAGTCATGCTGCGCGAGGCAGGAGTCCGAATACGGTATTTCGACCTCCCCCCAGAACTCGGGGAACCCCCATTCTAGGACCGCTCTCTCGGCTCTCTCCTCGGCGAGAGAGGGTGTCGTAAGTTATTGATTTTATTCAGATTTTTTCTGTTGTATTTTCCTGTATTTTATACCACAATTGTTGTATGACATACATGAAATACATGACTTCTGGGACCGACTTATTCGGTGACCGCCACACGCTGTGGTATGTGGGCGATTATCATTATCAGATAGAATGCCGTGTTACGGGCAACAAAATCGACCTTCCAGACATGTGTTTCGAGGATGCTCTTCGCACCTTCGAAAGCGTGCTCGTAAGTTATTGATTTTGCAAGAGTTTTTACTGTTGCTAAAAACGTCTAAAAATGCTATAATTGTCTTATGAAATACGAAAACACTGTGAAAATTGGTGACGTTGTCAAGTCTCTTGACTTCGTTGGTGTCAATGACTGTTATTATGTTGGTGTCGTGATCGGCATCAGCGAGATGGACGGCACTTTCCGTGCTCGCACCGTCCAGCGTGTATGGCAGGGCAATGCTGACAAGAAAATCCTCTCGGATACTTTCGTCGCTCCGTTGCCTGGCAATCATTTCTTCGACGATCTTGCTGAAGAAAAGAATGCTGCTCCTCGTGTGCAGGTTGTGTGGCGTGACTCGTCGGTGGCTGCATAATGAACATCGACAAACGACATGGCGGTGCGTACGATCGTGGTTCTGCTGACAGTTACTATCGTCGTCCTCGTCGTCCACACTTCTTCAGTGATGCGACGTATGCCAGCGATGAGATTCCTGAGCGATTCATGACTGCGCAGCAAATTGCTGAGTACAATCTTGGCTTTGATGATAATGAACAATCTGGTAATTTTAAAGATTGGGGTTGATATGAGAAAACAAACTGAAACGTTGTTGAGTGAGGCGATCGATCTGGTGAATGGTGTCGATCATGTTTTGGCGAACACCATGACTCAGTACGATCTAAGTGCCAAGAACTGTTATGATCTTGCGGAGAAACTTGAGCGTGCGTGTCATGCACTGCTTGTTGTTGGTGATCGCAAGACGCAACAAGACTTGAACAAGATTCCGATGGGTGAAGGGGTGCCGTTCTAATGGGATACTTCAAAAATTTAGAGATTGATGTCATCGAGATGCATCGTCACGATGGGCTCAAGGAAGCAGAGATTGCAAAGATCACTGGCTTGTCACTGACTGAAGTAAATGAGATTCTCGCAGCATATGAGAATCGTGATGTTGATTACAATGAATACGATACTGACATGGTCAGTTATGATGATCTTGTCTTTGATCCAGGTGATGTTGATTACAATGCGGAGCATTACTAATGAGCGATGTAATGACAGAAAGCAAAGTCTTTGAACTTTGTGTTAAAATGCAACGTCTTGGATATGCAGTTGTGATATTCACTCCAGAAGAGTTGCGTGGTGCCAATCCTGATCATGTTCAAGACCGTTTGGTTGAATTGGGTTGGGATGTAATTGATACTCTTGCCACTGAGCCGCGAGAAGGTGAAGGTTGATGGAAGATAATGGATTCATCTTCGGTGTGTTGATGTTTCTTTGCGGATTCGTTTCAGGTATACTAATCTGTATCCCAGCCAAACGAAAAGACAGGTATTTTTACGATGACAAATGAATATCGTCGTTCTGTTCTTGCAGCAAAAGCAAGAGTTCAATTTGATCCTAGCAATCGCAAACATATGATTGATTTTGCTAGATTTGTCAAGTATAATAGTTGGACGAGTGGTTGCTCTTATTTCTTGGAAGATCCGTACACTGATATTCCTTCGATGATTCGAGCAAAAATTGCTGACCACACTTTATCTAAACTGGTGGAAAAAGTATGAGCGAAGGTGACTTTGAAGTATTGAATCGCGGCACAATTGAAGAGTTGCAAACTCTTCGGAAGTTTGCTCGTGAAATGATTTCTCTATCCAAGATTCACGACATGCCTTTGCCGCATGAGGTGCGAACGAAGGTTGATTCTCTTGAATTGTTTTATCAAGGTCACAACGAGAAGTATCCTGTATGATGATCTATTGCGCTGCACGTTTCAAACCAAAGAAGAAGCGTAAGCAGAAGGGTGTAGTTGCAAAAAAGTATAACAAGTCCTCGGCGATTCTCGGTGTTGAGAAATTGCCGAGTCTTTCTTATGGTTCAAGAGTTGGTGCTGATGCTGCTCGCAGTGTTCAGTCGCTGAACTCTGATAAAGTCTTTACAGAGAAAAGAGAGAGCCTGATGTATACAGGCACTCTGGTGAAGGGTATTGCTACGATGCACAAGTCGAATGCAGTGCCTGTCATCGACGAAGAGCAGATGAAAGATATCTCGAGAATGCGCCGTGGGTAAAATTCTCTGTTTCTTTGGTCTGCATAAATGGGAAGGATTGTGGCGACCCAGTCGTTGCAGTTACTATCCCTTTGACATCCTTGTAAACAAAACTTGCAAACGATGCGGGAAAGTGGTTGTCCCGAAACAATCACATCATTCATCTGATGAGGATTAATTTATGAGTATTCGTAAAAAGGCTGCTATTGAAACTGCAAAGTTACTTGTGTATTTTAGTATCATTTTCTGTGGCTGTTATGTTCTTCTTGATCAACTTGGTCCGAAGATTGGAGTAATCTTTATTGCCTTGGGTTTAGTTGGCTCACTTACTTGGTCGACGTATGATTATTTCGTCAGCAAGTTTTCTATAGAGGAAAAGTTTAAACTTTG